GTGAAAATCGTGCCCTTAAGAAGCAACTCACAGAAATGAATCTTTTTAACGCAAAACTGCTTTATGTGAACAAACTGATGCAAAATCGTAATGTAAGTTCTAAGCAACAGCGTGCCATAGTCGAGGCTCTTGATAATGCCAAGACAATCAGAGAGGCCAAGCTAGTATACGAAAGCTTGAGTCACTCACTCAACAAAAAGTCCCTCTCAGAGGGAAAGCGAAGAGTTCTTGGATCTTCTAGTAAACCAACTCGCCGCGGCAGTGCCGCTGTAAATGAGTCTGGTCAGACAGATCGTTGGGCAACTCTCGCTGGTATTAAAAACTAGACGCTAAATCTTTAAACTTTAAAGGAGAAAAAAAGAAAATGTCAAAAAAGTTTACACTTGATACACTGACCGAAGGAATTCGGCAGCGTAACCAAGGCGACTCTAACAAGCGCCTTACAGAAAAGTGGAGCAGGACTGGTCTTCTTAGGGGTCTCGAGAACGTACATCGTGAAAACATGGCAACGCTACTTGAGAACCAAGCAGGACAAATCCTACGTGAGCAAAACACCCTTGGTGGTGGTGGACTCACACCCGCTGCAGGTTCCGGAGATATCCGGGGCTTCACTAACATCGCATTCCCAATCGTTCGTCGAGTATTCGGCGGTCTGGTTGCAAACGAGTTAGTTTCAATCCAACCTATGAGCCTTCCATCTGGACTGCTCTTTTATCTTGACTACACCTACGGAACAAATGTTGGTGGTACTGTTGACGGCTCAGCCGGCAGCTCAGCCAGAAACACTTACGACGCTGGTCAGTCAATTTATAATAACCCTGCTGGAAAGGGTATTCGCTCTGGTTCTCTCGGTACTGGTGGTCAATATGACCTTGCTGGTTCTGGTTACTCACGAGTTCATACTGGTTCTGACAGTGGTGACACAGCCGCAAGCTGGCTTTTGAACGCTTTCGTTCTTGGTACATCTTCAGCTCAGTCTCGTTCAACCACCATTAGTGGTGGAGTTGGTGGAACTGGCGCTGATGGTCGTTTCCTTCAGTTCGATCCACAGCTTACTCAGCTGATTGATGATGATAGCAACCCTTACTTCTTCGTTACTGTTGATCTTGGTGCCCTTGGCGCTAATCTCGATGTAACAGCGGTTAAGGAAATTGCACTCTTCCATACTGGTTCTGTCCAGGGTGATCTTACCACTTTCGGTGAGACCTTCCAAGGCGGTCAGGGAGTTTATAACATTCGTCGTCTTAACCAGTTGGTCAAGTCTGGCTCAGCGCTTGGTACTATCTCGCCTGATCCAATGGCTACTGCTCAGAAGGCTGGCTCTGCTGTCCTTATGGTCATGTCTGGTACAGCGGTTTCCAGCGATATCGGTGGTTGGAGAATTACCTATCCTAAGACTAACTCATTGAGCGTCAACAGTGATGGTGATACTCTTGTTGTTCCCGTTTTCGAGTCCAACTTTAGTCAAACCTCCGTGCAGCCTCAGATTCCTGAGATTGACATCAAGATCGAAGCGATCTCTGTTGTTGCTCAGACTCGTAAGCTCCGCGCTCGTTGGTCACCAGAACTCGCACAGGATTTGAACGCTTACCACAGCCTTGACGCTGAGGTTGAGCTTACTCAGATCCTCTCTGAGCAGATTGCTCTTGAGATTGACCGTGAGATTCTGAACGACTTGCTTATGCAGGCCGACACTAACTACTACTGGAGCCGTAAGCCAGGTGACTTTGTTAATAAGAAGTCTGGTGCATCTGCTACTAAGGCGTCTTCCCTCGCGGGCGGACCTTCCTTTACTGGTACAGTTCGTGAATGGTACGAGACTCTTGTCGAGACCATTATCGACGTTGCTAACGAGATTCACCGTAAGACCCTCCGTGGTTCTGCAAACTTCATCGTTGTTTCCCCTGATGTTGCTACTGTCCTTGAAGCCTCCGTGCTTTACAAGCCAGTCTACAGCATCGACGGCGACGGTCAGGTTGCACCTGGTATGAGTCTTGGAGCCGAGAAGGTTGGTACATTGAGCAACCGTTTCACAGTCTATAAGGACCCCTACTTCCCACGCAACAAGATTCTTGTTGGGTACAAGGGCGGTAGCTACCTCGAGACTGGATACGTATACGCTCCTTACGTACCACTGATCGTTACTCCTACTATCTTCGCTCCCGAAGACTTCACTCCTCGCAAGGGCGTGATGACTCGATACGGCAAGAAGATGGTTCGTTCCGACTTCTACGGTACAGTAACATGCATGGGCATGGACGTCATCTAATCTGATTAGACGAAGTCTTAAATATTTGGGGGCGGTCCTTTCGAGGTCCGCCCCCTTTTTTATGTCAAACAGACAACTTACTTCATATTTAGAGCTAGCACGGTGCATGCATAATGACTGACCCCACCGGTCGCATCGACGTCTGTGGACTAACCTTCCAACTTAAAGGAGAAAAATTATGCCTTCAATTAAGGTGACCCCAACAAAGGGTCTATTTCAGAGGAGCGCTACTACGGCGATTCCTAACGGTACATTATCTGGACATAAGAGAGTCGTAACTGCCAAGACTGCTAGTTACACCATGACTCAAGCAGATTGTGGTACTGTTATAACAATAACTGGTGCTCGAACATTAACACTTCCAGCTTTGGCGACCTCGGCAGGTTTTCATTGTTCAGCTGTTATGATTAGCGCCGCAAATGGCGTTGTCACAGGACCCTCAGGTAAAATACAAGCGTTTAGTGTTAACGCTGGCGCCTCAGAATATGATCCTGGAGTCACAACCCTTACTTTGAGCGCCGGCGCAATTGGTGACAGGTTTGAGATTTATTGTACAGGAGACTGGTGGGTCGTAACCGCTTTCGCAAATGCAGCCGTCGTCGCGACATAGGAGTTAGAAAATGCCTTCAATTAAAGTAACCCCAACGAAGGGTCTATTCCAAAGAGGTGGCACATCTGCTATCCCTAATGGAACACTCTCCGGTGAAAAGAGACCTGTTCTGAATAAGTCTTCGGCTTATACGTTAACAGTTGCAGATAGTGGAAAGATTATTACACTTTCCAGTACAGCATTTATCTTGTCACTTCCCGGTGTCTCTGCTAGTAAGGGATGTCATTACAGTGTAGTATCCCTCTCGGACGAAGAATACTCGATCCAGGAAACGACTGCCACCGATACGAATGTACTAACACTAGTGGGTGTAAATAAGACCGGTAGTCAACGCGATGATGCCTTCACGAAAGCAGCATTAAGCGCTGGAGCGGTTGGTGATAGATTTGAGATCTATTCTACCGGTGGCTACTGGGTGATTAGATCATTTACAGAAGCTTCCATCACCGCGACATAAGCTTGACATTAAGTTAGCTTAAATATATACTGAATGCCACCCTTCGGGGTGGCATTTTTTTTACTTTACTGCTTGAAATGTTATGTTATATTGTAATTCCTGGAGGATATAACAACAATGGCAACTACTACAAAAGCGACATCACTTAAGAGCGCTCCCACTAAAAATACGACAACAACACCAACAAGCACCAACACAGCTAAATTAGAAGCTGAGGTCGCAACATTAACGGCACAGGTCGAAGCGTTAACAGCGCATGTGACTAATCTCAATGCCGCAGTCTCAGGTGGTGCAAAAGACACCGACGGCGACGGAATTCCAGATGTAGCCGGTGTGACAGTCCGACTTAACAATGTTGTAAATTTTTTAGCACGTAAGTTTGGCCAAGGTCCGATGGAACAAAATAACATTTACTAACCTAAACGGTTACTTTCCAGAAAAAGTTAAAGAAGACATTTGTCGCCCTGCATAATAGTTATCAGTAGGGTGATTAATGTCTTCTTTTGCTTATACTAAAAATCCAACTCCATTTAGCTTCTTTGATACTGATACAGAATTTCAGACAGAAGCAGATTCTATGATCTCATTTGTCAAGAGGAAACTTGGCGATGATATTCTTAGCGTTGAGTTGACAAAAAAACAAATGTGGGCTTGTTTCGAAGAATCTTTTCTAGAGTATGGTAGGATCATCAACGAGGCTGATGCCAAGTCACAGCTCTCTAATTTGCTGGGTTTCAGCACCGGAAGTAATAGAGCCGGCTTATTCCCTAAGCAGAACCTTGAATTCCTATTGAGGATGGCTGAACCTTATTCTTCTGAAGCGGGAATCGGGGGTTCTTACAACGAGGTTTCTGGCTCCATTTCACTTGAGTATAAGCGCCAAGATTATAACATCTATGATGAATTAAAAGATGGCGACGGAAACCTTATCGTTTCAAGCAGTAAGAACTCTCCAAGAGGTAAAATGCGGATTAAGGAAGTATTTCACTTCAGTCCGTCAGCGGCGTATAGATTTTTTGATACAACATCTGCCGTAAATTATCTTAATAATGAATTTAGCTTTGAGTCATTTACACCAGAAACCGTCTTTTACGTTCTACCTGTTTTTGAAGACATTTTAAGAGCCGGCCAGATGGATTTATCGAATAGGGTAAGAAAGTCAAATTATTCATATAGGATAATCGGGCAAAACATTAGAATTTATCCTATGCCTACTACATTAACGGGATCGAATAATTCACTCAAATTATGGATTAGAGTTGCGTTCCCACCAGATCCATACAATCCAGATATTCGGGATGACTCGATTTATGGCGTATCTAATCTTTCAAACGCTCCATACGGAAGAATGAATTATAAGCATACAAACTCTGTGGGTAGACAATGGGTACGTGAATTTACTCTTGCTTTGTGTAAAGAGCTATTAGGTCAGGTACGCTCTAAATTTGCAACTGTTCCAATACCATCTGGTGATCTTAATCTAAATGGAACCGACCTGGTATCCCAAGGCCGCGAAGACCAGACAAGACTTAGAGACCAGCTTATAGAGCTATTAGACAGCCTAACGTACGGTAAACTATTAGAAGGACAAGCCACCAACGCAGAGAATATTATGAGGTCCCTTAAGGCCATGGCAATGCCCCTCGGCAAATCTATCATCGTTAAGTGAGAAACTAAAGTATGGCTAGACTCTTTATAACTCCCCGTGAACAAGATCTTATCTCTGATTTAACTAAAGAGATAATGAAAGATGTTGTGGGTCAAAAGATATATTACTATGCTATTCGGACTGATGTAACGCATATTCATGATATTTATGAAGAAGCAGTCGATAAATATTTTGACCCTGCTTTAGAAATTGAAGCGCAAGTTTTATGGTCTCCTCAAACACAATCAACAAATCGTTTCGGTTCTGAGCAACTTTATACAATAGAAGCATACCTCCACTATAAAGACTTAATAGACAAAGATATAGACATCCGTGAAGGAGATTATTTCTCTTATGGCGACACATTTTTTGAAATTACATCTCTGATATGGCAATCTAATATTTATGGAGAAATTGAATACATGACTGGAGTTAAGCTTCTTGGGAAGCAAGCCAGAAAAGGTCTTATTGATAAGCAGCCCATCGGTCCTACTGATGAAGGGTATTATCCTGGCGATCCTGATGCTATTCAAAGAACATTCATTCAACAACGTGGGTTTGCAGAAAATGCTGAAGGTCCAACAGGCGACGTCCGCGCTTTGATAGAACAAGGAAAACTAGAACTTCCTCCCGAACCAGCTCCAGCTGAAGTATCCCCTGAGGGATCTCCAGGTGAAATAAGCTCATCTTTCTACGACGAGAGTTAAAATGGCAACTAGATATTCTTTAACAAAAGGGCAATACCAGACGGTCGACAGCGGCTATGATAATGGAGATGAAGCTGATAACTTCACAATGCCCTCTTGTACGATAGAAGATGTTGATAGAGGTGTATTTAACCTTTTTGATAAAGAACTTCCTCTTTTTTACAAGCGGAAAGATCAAGTAAAGAAGGTGCCTGTAATATTCGCAACTGGTGAGCGGTTCGCAATTCTGGCAAGAAATAAGCCACTACGAGATAAGTCAAATGCTTTGATTCTTCCGCTTATATCAGTGATAAGATCTAGTATTGATCAAGACTCAGCAAAGGGCGCCGGCCAATTTCAGGGCGGTCCGATTACAGTTAAAGTCAGGTTGGCAGAAGATGATTTAAGATATCAAAGGCTTCAGAATATTCATGGCTTTAAGAATTCTGATGAAAATGCTATTGATGCTTTTGGTACACAGAACGACGGCGACGCCGGAGGTACTACAAACGGAAGACTTGCAACTCGAAGACCAGCACCTGCAGTCTCTGTTTCAAGCCGCCGAGGAACAATTTTAACGCCAAACCTTCGAAAGAATTTGGTAGAAATGATTCAAATTCCTCCGATCAAACAATATACTGCAACTTATGAAATTACATTTTGGACACAATATACACAAGAAATGAATTCAATGCTCAACGTTTTAATGAGCGGGTATATAGAAAATAGAAGAAGAACTTTTGTCATCGAGACTGAGTCCGGATATAGATTTTCTGCATTTGTTGATGCCGCTTTATCACCACAAAATAATTTTGATGACTTCACAGACGCAGAAAGATTGGTTAAATATAATTTCACAATGAGTGTCGCTGCTTATATTGTTGTAGCACAGGAACCAGGAATGCCCGTACCATTTAGAAAAACTGTCTCTTCACCTGATGTACAATTTGGTGTAAGTCAAAATATTGGTGGAATGCCTGCTGGTCCACCACCAGCGGGCATTCCTTCTGGGAATCCGATGGACTGGATCTTCGCTGGTACGACCCCAGCTGACGAAGGTAATCCACCAGCAGGTATAGGTGTTCCAAAGGGAGCAGGGGCGATCGGGGGGTTTCCAGGAACTCCTACAGTCGAAGTTGGAGGTCAATCCGCAGCTAATCTTTCCGGCCCAGCGAGATTAACGAGTCCGACGACTATAATTACAAATGTCAACCCATTTACAGGAAAGAAAGAGACCCTCGAAATCATAATTTCAAGTGCAGATCCCAAAACGGGTGAAGCAGTTTTTAAGTTTAGTAAGACGTCCCCCAGTGGCATCGCTATTGATCTTGGTAAACTAACAAAAGATTGATCAAGCTATATGAGACATTTAGGCATCGTACGAAATAGTTATTTGTGATATAGAAGATCCAGGAGAACCGACTCATGGCAGAGCAAACATTTAGATCACCAGGTTTTTTTGAGCGCGAGATAGACGCGACCGCAAGAGAAACCTCAATCGTAGGCACTCCAGCAGGTGTTGTTGGAACCGCAGAAAAAGGTCCTGCATTCGTACCGGTAACGGTCGGAAGCATGACTGATTTTATAAACAAGTTTGGAGGCATAGACACCAATAGATTTGGTCCTTACGCTGTACAAGCGTTCCTGGCAAACAGGACCGCCTTAACCTATATGAGGGTTTTGGGGGCAGGTGCAAACGAGACAACAACAGACATCTCAAATACTGAGAATCTAGGTACCGTTGTGAACGCAGGGTTTAAATTAACTCCTGCTACTTCGCAATGGAACAAAGATACCTTACTTGGAACAGACACTGGGAAATATTCAGATAGTTGTGTTCAGTTTCTAGCAGCGAAACATTACGTTTCAGGTGCTACAGACTATTCTCACCCAATGTTTATTGACAACCCCTCATTTAGCAGCAGCGGTGCAGATACCGTAAACCTGGTAAGAGGTGTAATCTTTACGGCTTCAGGAAGTCGTATGCAGATTCTTGACATTGGACAGGACTGGTCGAATACTTTAGATGCGAGGGCTGGATTCACCAATGGTGGAAACCTCTTCGCTTTAGCGGTATCTTCCTCCAGAGGCGGAGCGTATACAGCTCAATTCGCTGGTACAGATAAGCATGGAAAGGAGATAGCTGGTCAGGGTGTAAGAATCCTAACTGCTTCTTTGGATCCTTCAAATCTTAATTACATCGCTAACGTACTGAACACAGACCCACTTAAGTTCTACGAGCATCAACACCTTCTTTACCTCGACTTCGCTGTTGAGTCAGAAATTGCTGGAGTCGATGAATCTGGTGGGGCATCAGCTGCATATCCGCTAGCACTACTTTCTGGTTCTGGTGATAACCTGAACAATGCCCTTACGGGTGCTGAGAGAAAAGCATTAAGTGCCTTCGGCAGATTTGATACCAGATATACGACAGCACAGTCACCACAGGTATTCTCGCAGCCATACGGTGGTGCTGAGTACCCTCTGTTTGGATTTGAATCACTTTCCGATGGTGAGTATGCAAATGATAATGTAAAGATCACCATAGCTAATCTGCGGGCTTCTACGGATGGGAACTATCCATACCCTGAATTTGAAGTTCAGGTTCGTAAGTTCTCAGATTCCGATCTCGATCCACAGGTCTTGGAGACTTATCCAGGTTGTAATCTCGATCCAGGATCAGAAAACTTTATAGCTAGAAAGATTGGTGATTATAAGGCTCGTTACAACTTCGATGCAGAAAGTGACGTTGAAAAGAGAATTATTGTTACAGGACGATACGCTAACGTTTCCAACTACATACGTGTTGTAATGCACGAGTCAGTATATAATAGACTTGTACCAAGAGACGCATGTCCCTTTGGTTTCTCTGGAATGCCAGCCATTAAGACGTCAGACTCTTTGACAGATACTAGAGCTGGACTCAACTTCGGTGGTGTACAATACGGCGAAAATACTGTCAATGGTAATAGAATGTGGGGTGGTGGCGGAACCGCTGCAGCCTCAGCTGGACCGCTCACTGGTTCGATCATTCCACCTCTACCATTCCGTTTCAAGATCACCCGCGGAAACGTAAAGAATAACTACGCTGGTATGGCTGGTGACCCAAGCTCAAGAGAGATTGTTGATCGCCGTCTTAACTGGGGTGTAAAGTGGTCACGTTGTCCAGAGACCGGTAGCATGTCAAGTGCAAACCTTAACGTTAACGCTTCTAGCATTGGTAACCCACTCATTAGGGCGTATGCTAAGATGAATGGTATTTCAAAGCTTGATACTGTCGTAACAGGTTCTGGAATGGATGCATTCAACGCTAATAAGTTCACACTAGCTAGGGTCGCTCTTGTAGGTACCGGTAGCGGTGGCGGAAATCTGTTAACATATGTTACAGGTACTGCACAAGAAGTGATGAAAGAAGCATGCTATATTAGAAATGGTGTACCAGACTCTCAAACATACGCTGTCATGGATCCTGATAAGACAAACCAAGGTCGTGTTACCTTAGCAACTCTAATCCAGTCAAGTTCTGTTAAGTTTAACAGGTTTACTGCATACACAGCATTCAACATTCCACTTTACGGTGGCTTCGACGGCGTTAATATTCTTAACAAAGAAATGTTTTATATGAATGATAGAGCTGCTTCTACGGATGCCACGTCTGGTGGACAAACTGGACTTGCTTCCGATGAATTCAACCAAGGTACAATCGGACTTTCTCCGAAGAACTCTGGTGGTTCGTTAACGAATCAGTCAGGTCAAGGCCGGTTGAACAATATTATCCAAGCATATCGTAAAGCAGCTGAGATCATGACTGATCCAATGTCTACAAGAATTAATCTTTTAGCCATCCCTGGTATTCGTGACCCATACGTCACAGACCATGCAGCACTTAAGACGAAAGAATACTCTATGGCGATGTATGTAATGGACATTCCTTCTTGGACTGAGAGCGAAACACGTCTCTTCGGTGGAGAAGATAGTTCTAAGATCGCAAGCGCATCCTATTCATTACCAGATGTTAGAGAAACTGCGGAGCAATTTGAGTCAAGAGTATTTGATAACAACTACACATCCGTATATTTCCCAGATGTCTATATTACTGACTCCAACACTAATTCAAAGGTGAGGGTCCCCGCTTCTATCGCTGCAATGTCAGCATTAGGATATAACGATAAGGTCGCGTACCCTTGGTTCGCTCCAGCTGGTTTCAACCGCGGCGGTCTTGGTATCGTAAGTAATACAGCGGTTAGACTAACTGCTGGTGATAGAGATGATTTATATGATGCTAGAGTTAATCCCATCGCAAACTTCTCTGACGGAAGTTTCGTAATCTTCGGCCAGAAGACATGTCAACTAGCCAAGTCGGCGCTTGATAGAGTTAATGTCCGAAGAATGTTACTTGAAGTTAAAAGACAGGTGGTGGCGATTGCAGATAAGATCCTATTTGAGCCTAACAATGATGCTACAAGAGCAAGATTTGTAAATCAAGTAACACCACTTCTCGCAACGATCCAATCCCAACAAGGTATTGAGTCATTCAAGGTTGTGATGGATGGATCAAACAACACATCAGAAGATGTTGAAAATAACAGACTAAATGGACGCATTGTCGTTGTACCTACTAGGGCGATAGAATTTATTGCTATAGATTTTATTATAACAAATAGCGGTGTAGATTTTGCGTAGTATAGTTAAAAGAAGAATACAGGAGATTATTTCAAATGGCTGAACTTACATTTAAGAGCCCGGGTGTTTCTACCAAAGAAATAGACCTTTCGGGTCCGACACAATCCGGCCCAAGCGGAGTACCAGCTGGGGTTATTGGAACAGCAGATCAAGGAAGAGCGTTTGTACCTATAACGATGGCTACATTCGCAGACTTTATTGCTGAATTTGGTAACACTGATGGTACAAAATTCGGTCCTATGGCAATGAGACAATGGTTATCGTATGCACAGGCAGGAACTTACCTTAGAGTTCTTGGTTGCGGTGATGGTAAGAAGCGCGCGTCAACAGGAGTTGTCACAAATGCTGGTTTTATTGCTGGTGAACAATTACCAAAGGGTAATGGAATTTTAGGTGGTAACGTATATGCTGGTACTAGAAGTGGTGCAAATCCAGGTCCGCTTGGTAGGGCGCACTTCTTGTCAGTTTGTATGAAGGGTAGCACATTACCAAATTCAGCGAATACATATTTGACTGAAGCTGGTTTGGAGGACAACCAACCTTTACTTCGTGGAGTGTTACTCGCTGCATCTGGTGTTATGCCAGCATTAAGCGCATCTCGTAAAACAACACCAGGTACTCGCGGCTCCCAAGGCTACGGCGGTGGATTATTCTCTGGGAATAACACTCCACTCGGCTCGTTTGGCGCACAAAATATTGCTGCCGATACCATATTCGGGGCTGCAGCCACGAACAACGCTGGTTCAACTCTTGGTGCTGTCGATATCGCTGCTGGTAAGCAAGAGTTTGTCTTATTACTAAACGGTCATACTCATACTGATTCTTACCCAACGGTTATTACTGCCTCATTCGATCCTGGCGCTCCGAATTATCTTGGAAACGTTCTTAATACTAATCCTCTTAATATTCAAAAAGCTGGACATTATCTATACACTCACTATCCAGTATATTCTAGCTTTGCTGTCCCAACCGGATCTGGACTAATGAATTCGCAATATTGTCCAGCAGTTCCTGGAAATGCGGATTCAAACGGTGGTACCAATCCTAACGTAACTCAGGCGTCTATCGGCTCTAAAGTTGTTAGATATGAAGACATCGCTTTTCTTGTTACATCTTCATTAGGAAGAAACATAGGTAGTTCAACAATTCCAGACTTTGAAGGCTTTAGAGACAGATTTAGAACCGCTAAGGCACCGAAGATCATATCACAGGAATATGGCGGCGCGCCCAAAGACTTATTCCGTATCTGGTGTTTAGACGATGGCGCGATTGGAAACACTAGGGTTAAGATCTCAATTGATAATATTGTTAAGTCAACAAACGTCAATAATAAGTATTGCACATTCGACCTAGCAGTTAGAGACTTTATGGACACAGATGATCTTCCGATCATTATTGAAAAGTTTCCGAAGCTTTCGCTTAATCCGATTGATGAACGATATATCTCTCGCGTAATTGGTGATTACCATTTATATTATGACTTTGATAAGAGAGTAGGATCCCAAAAACTTGTGGTTGAAGGTTCTTACCCCAACAAGTCGAACTACATTCGAGTAGAACCAACAGACTCGCTAGATAAGGGTGAAATACCTGCTGACGCTTTACCATGCGGTTTCCGCGGTATCGATCACTTGGTAACATCTGGGTCAAGTATCTTTAAGATGACTTCTGCTGATTATGCTGCGAACCTTGGTTCTTCTACATTCATCTCTTCAGATATTGTACAGCCACCAATCCCTTTCAGGTCAACAGTCGCCAGAGGAAAATCTCCACGTAAGATTCTATCCTCACAGCTTTACTGGGGAATTCAGTTTGAAGAAAAGACAAACCGTACCCAGCCAAACAAGAGCACAGTGTTTGATGGGTCGATGACAAGTTGGGGTACATACTTCCCTGACTTTAGACAAGACCAACAAGCAGTTTCAGTTGGAGACAATCCGGGAGTTGCAGATAGCTCCGGTACTATTCTTGACTGCGATCGCTTCAATAACAATAAATTCTCTCTTGAAAATATTCAAGTTGTTGTAACAGCAGCTGACAAGGCAGACTCTAATCAGTGGGCCGCCGCGACATATCGCAGAACTGGCGCAGCTGAAAATATGACTGATATTGATGGTACTAACAAGACTACTGCATCTGGACTTACAAGATTATTAAGCGTTGAGAAAGACTTCGGTTTATCATCTGTTAGAAAGTTCCTTAAGTTCACATGTATCGCACAAGGTGGATTCGATGGCCTCAATCTCTTTGACAGAAACAAGTTCAATATGACTTCGACTGCTTGCAAGAGAGAAATGGATGACGCTACTCAAGGTGAAACACAGGGTCCAACAGTTGCAGGATATAGAAAGGCATTGGACATCCTTGAACAACGTTCAGATGTCAACATTCAGCTCCTTGCTATTCCTGGAATAAAGCACTCGTCGGTTACCGATTACGCAATGACAACGGTTGAAGATAGATTTGATGCGCTATATATTATGGACATCGAGACATCGGATAATCTTGGAAATGTAGTAACAGGATCCAACTCTTTAGTTAGTGTAACACAGACTGTCTCTACATTCACAAGTAGAAATCTTGACTCTTCATTCGCTGCCGCATACTTCCCTGACGTAATAATGGAAGAAGTAGCCACCGGTCAGAATGTTGTTGCTCCAGCAAGTGTTGCAGTACTAGGAGCGTTCGGTCTGAATGATAAGGTTGCGTACCCTTGGTTCGCACCAGCTGGTTTCACACGAGGTGCTCTAAAGCATGTCAGGGAAACTAACGTTAGACTGAATAGAGGAAACCTTGACGCTCTTTATGATGCAGATATTAATCCAATCACCGCCTTCCCTCAATCTAAGGAAGTTGTAATATTCGGACAAAAAACTCTACTCGCTGCCCAAAGCGCTCTTGATCGAGTCAATGTACGTCGTCTGCTAATCGATATTAGACGACAGGTAAGAGCGATTGGAGACACATTCCTCTTCGAGCCAAATAGAGAGGCAACGCTTGCGCGGTTCTCTTCAGCTGTAACTCCGATTCTTGGTAGAATTCAGCAACAGCAAGGTCTCGAGAGATTCAAGGTGCAGATTGATGCAACCACTACAACCCAGGCTGACATAGAAAATAATACCGTAAGAGGAAAAATATTCTTGCAGCCTGTCCGTTCGGTCGAATTTATATCACTAGATTTCGTGGTAACTAATGCCGGCATGGACATTTAATTCAAAAGCTATATAGTTAAATAAGAACAAGGAGCTATTCAGATGCCAGAGACACTATCAGTTACCGATATGTTGCCGAACAAGTTCGAGCCAAAAAGAAAATTTAGGTGGGTGTTCGCGATTGAAGGAATTGACGCATTTCTAATCAAGACGGCCGCTCGACCTACAATGAACACCGCTGAGGTTGAAATTCCCTTCATCAACTCTACCCGCTTTATCGCTGGTAAAACAAAGTTCGACGCTTTGTCAGTTACACTTCACGATCCAATTGCGCCTTCAGGTGCACAACAGGTTATGGAATGGGTACGTACCCACTATGAATCTGTTTCGGGCCGTGGTGGTTACGCTGACTTTTATAAGCGTGACTGTCAGCTTAAGCTGCTTGACCCTGTAGGTACTGTGGTCGAACTTTGGGATATGAAAGGGTGTTTCCTAACATCTGCTGCTTTCGGAGACCTGGATTACGGTTCAGAAGACCCTGCAGAGATTTCATTGTCGATTCGCTTTGATAACTGTGTACTTCAATACTGATTATCAAAACCCTTTTATCTTAAAAAGAGCATGTTTATCATGCTCTTTTTTTGTTGGATTCGTTTTACACTGTACTGTGGTAGTTTAAGATAATCTTAACGTTGTTAAGCAAGAGGTATATGTATGTCAACTGAACAAGGCGGCGGCTCAGGCGGTCCAACAGAGAGAAGTGAAATATTTGGGTCAATGAAAGCCACGATGCCCAGTCGGAATGTTATGATGGAGGACTTCGGGTTTGAAATACCTGTAGAAACAGTCCCTCTACCTTCTGGTGGGAAGTGTTATGACTTGGAGCATCCGCTGCATGGTAAAAACACTGTAGAGATTAGAGCTATGACTGCACGGGAAGAAGACATTCTTACGTCAAAGGCCTTAATTAAGAAGGGTACTGTTATTAGTCATCTTCTTAAGTCGTGTATGATCGATAAGCGTGTTAACCCTGACACAATGCTAGCAGGAGACAGAAATGCTCTCATGGTTGCAATGCGTGTTACAGGTTATGGCGCAGCTTATAATGTCGAAGTAGATTGTCCTTCATGCAGCGAACGCTCGAAGCATGCTTTCAATCTTGGTGAGCTACCAATTAAGCGTTTAGAGATTGACCCTATTGTAGCGGGCACTAACGTTTTTGAAGTGCAGCTTCCTGTAACGAAAGCTAAGTGTAGATACAAGCTTCTTACAGGCACCGATGAACAAGATATTATGACAACTTCTGAAAGAAGAAAGAAGCAAGGTCAAAGAAGCGAGAACCTTATTACTTCTCGTCTTCGTTCTTCAATCGTTTCTGTAAACGGTGTGGATGATAGAACGAAACTTGATATGTTCGCTTCGAGTCTTCCCGCAAGAGATTCATTATTCTTAAGAAAGCACATTGATAAGAACGAACCCGGAATTGAAATGAAGGCTTGGATGGATTGTCCCGCTTGCCTTGAACATTCGGAGGTGCGCCTTCCCTTAGGCGCCGCGTTTTTTTGGCCTGACGAATAGCACGAAAGAGATATTCCTCGAGCAGATTTTCCTACTGATGTATTACATGGGATTTTCTTATCTCGAGGGATATAACCTCGGTATTTGGATGCGTCATTGGTTCATCCGTCGACTTAATGATGAGATCAAAAAGTCTAATGGTAACCAACCATCTCATGCCGCACACCAGAACTCTGCTGACTCCAGGGAAATGATGGGAAGATATCGTTCCCAAGTTCCTGCAAAATTACGTCGATTCACATAGTTATTGTAGAGGTGGTAAAAATGGATCCAGTTAAACGACAGTTCTTAAAAGATTGTGTGAAGTATATTCGTGGTGAAATAAGCGAAATTAAGCTTAGCGGCCCGAAGAAGACAATAAAGTTGTTTTCAGAAGCTTTGAAGGAATCAAGAAATCTTTACGCTGCACTAAACAGTAGTAAGAAGATGCCTGATGTACTTCCGATTTTAGAATCTAAAAGAACCGCAACACTGCATCTACGAAGAGCCACCGGGTTTGTATGGCCTTTTTAATGGTTATTTTTTATGGTGCGTAGATTTCTCGTTACCATATTTATAGCATAGCGTTAGGGCTACAAACAGGGCGGTTTATTAGATGGCAGGCGATTCAAAAGAAGCTGCAGATCAATTAGGCATACAACAACAGATTAATAAGGTTCTGTCTGAACGCGCTGGGATTCTAGACGCACAAGCAAAACAATTATCTGGTCAGGTACAGCTAGCCGCTGAATTGTGCAAGGCTCTAGAATGTAAAGATCTAGACCAGGTTGCTGATAGACTTACTGAAATAAACTCTGGCTTGCAAGATGCCGCAAGTAATGCACAGAAATTCGCTGATAATGGTAGCGAAATAAAAGACAGCATGGATGAAGCTGGTTCAGGTGCTGAAGGCGCCATGGGCAAAGTTTCAGATTTTGTCAATAAGCTAGATACAGCGAAGGTTGCAGCTGCAAGCGCAACTGTTGGTATAGTAAAAGGTATGAAGTCTGCGGGCGCATCAATCCAGATGGCCACTGCTTCACTCGGTACTATGGCAAAAGGCTTGATGAATGTTGGTAAAGCCATCATTGCCGCACCATTCAGTATGCTTGGTGGGTTAGTCTCTATGGCCTCCGCCGGTGGTGGCGGTGTTAGCGCTTTAAGGCAAGAGACAGAAAAGTTACGTGGTGAATTTGGAGACCTTGCAACCGGGGAAGGAAAAGCCGTCATGGACGGCTTTGCTGATTTAACTTCAGCAAGCGGCGCGCTAGCCCAAAGCGGTCTTAACGTTTCACAAGTGTTCGGCCGCGG